GTTTACTGGTCAGCCTAGCCGACAAAATCAATCGAGTCGTGTTCGGGCTCCAGCCACCCATGCGCATTCTGCAATTCATGCTCTGGAGCTTCGTTCCTGAAGGATTTGACCCCCATACCCCCTCTAGGGCTTCGTTGGACGGCTCTTCCTCGTGCGTTCTGAGGGCTTCGTTTTCTTCTTTTGTTGATTGCCTATCTCGATCTCTTCAAGCCCATTGCCATCCTTCTTTTGCTTGGCAAGTTCTTCTCTTACTGCATCCATCCACTCATCTCGTGATGCTATTGCTACCAACAAGGGCACTGTCTTGGTACCACCTAGAACGGTAGTATATTGGGTAGTACCATCTACCTTGAACACCTTGCTAGGGGTGGCCCTTCCCCCATCTACCAAGCCATGACCCTTGGCGGCTACCATCACTAGCTTATCACCCCACTTCGCTATCAGCCCATTCTCGTTGACTACCTGAAAGACGACTATGTCATGGGTTAGAAAGCCAATCCCATTACTGATGTCGTCCATGGAGAGGGGTACATCGGGGATGTCCTCACCTGATGCGATCCTAGTAAGAGCGTCTTTCTTTTCTTCCAGTTGGGGCTTTAGTTCCCTAATCTCATCCCCGGAACCACCCTTCTTTCTGAGGTCGTAGATTTCCTTTTCTAGGGAAGCGACTTCGTTGGTGAGTATCTTGACCGCAGTTGGGCGGTACTCTCTCATACGCTCGATGTAGGTTTTCACGTCTTTGGGTGATGGGTCAGCAAGCAGGCAGCAAATCAAGATGATCATATGGTCCCCCTTTGGCGGGGATGATAACGGCGCGGGGGAGCGGCTGCAAGGGTCTAGTCTTCTTCCCAGAGTGAGCACGATGAGCATTCACCGATCGTACATCGCCCGCCACGCTCGGGATGCTCACAGCCCCAAATGGATTTTAGATCACATCCGCAATCGGATCGGATGATGGGAATAGAGGATAGATGGAAGCATCTCGGCCGGATAACGATAGTATCCTTTGATCCATCGCAAGGAACAGGCGGATTCAGTTTGATCGATCCATCAGCGAGCCCAAAGAAGAGTTCGCGGTATTTGTCATTCGTTTGGCAAAGATGATGATGATGGGCCGGCATCTCTCTTGAGAGATGTTCACAGTATCCAGGTTTGTCGCATTTGCAGTTCATTCGGTTATCGTCATCGTGCCAGAACCACGCGGGCTTTGAGTAAACAACGGAGTGCATGTAAATGATGTGAATGCACCAAAGCTAGACAGTACCGCCCCGACGCAATCTCCTCTCGTGAGACTCATTACCTGAGCCCAAACCCCACCAGCACAATCCCAAGAAAAGTATACGGATATGGTTGGCGATATAGTCTTGCAATTCGATCTCCAGATTGAGCCAGACTGCCAAGTCATCGTGTATGTGTCATCCACGTCCGGTCCAACGCCAGCGACAACTAGCGTTACCACATCCGATACGAGGCAAGATCCGCACAAGTGCGATGAGCCGCAGCATCCGGCAAGACATGGACTTCCAACAGTCATTCTTCACCTATGAAGGGCATGCCGTCGCCTGAATGAGTTCCCATCGTCCGCGTGCGTTCGTCACCCAGCAGAAAGTATTAGAAACCAGCTTCTTCCCTGATGGGATCATGGCAGGATCATAAACGGTCACGTTCTTGATGGTGCCCGTTGCTTGAGTCCCAGTGCCACCATTGGCCGCAAACGTCGGAGCGTTGTATATTTCCGCGTTTGCATAGCTACTTGAATTGAGATCCTGAGTAAGACGCACAAGACGAAGCGTCTTGCCGTTCGGCTGTGTCCCCTCAGTTGCCATCGGCCGGCCTTTAGACGTGCTGTTCTCGTAACGAATCAGCTTCCTGATTTCGTTGAGTAGCTTCGGGCTTATCAGAAAGCCTTCGTCAGCCATTAGTAGCCCAATTCAGCAATACGACAGACCACGCGAACACCTTGCCCTTGTGAGCCAGTAGAACCGCTAGCGGTAACAACGACTTGAAGAATGTCACCTTGAACCAGCGTGAATGTCGTGCCTGTGATCGATGCGACGTTAACGGATCGAGTCGTGCTACTGCTGTTGACCGTCACAACGCCCGTCAGGATCGTGGCAAACGCCCCGCCTCCTGTTGATCGCTTAACGTCCACGGTGTAAGCTTTGTCGCCACCCGTTGGAGCCGTATCGACCACTACGGCCACATCGAAGACAACAGCACCAGATGCCGAACGGCAGCAATAGATGGCATTAGTCTTAGTCGCCACGTCCGCGCCGCTGTCTTGTGCGTAGTCGGCTAAGAGCATGTGAGTTACTTTGAGGTAACTGATGGCAGCCGCACTCGCTACGTTGGCGTCGGTGATGCTACTGGTGGCAAGCGTCATCGTGTTTGCTTGCAGGTTCCCGCCAATGAGCACATCGCCGGGAATTCGCATTGGTTCGGTTGTGGCCATGTCTCACCTCTTAAACGGGCAAATTCAGGTTGCTGAAGTCGATTGTTTCGTAAATTTGCGGCTGGAAGTATTGAGCCTTCGTTTGTGCGTCTGATCGGTTGCGAATCGCTTTCCCGGCCGAATCAAGGCAGATTGGATCAGTTAGGTCCGCCCCTTCCGCGTCTTTGATTCTCACGATGTCGCCGGTAGCGTTTTTCTCGTAGATGTCCGCTTGAAGAATGATCGGATCCCATGTATCAGTGTTGAACTGGAACTCGTAAGCGACTTCCCAATACTCGACCTTTTCGGGAACGCCCGTTGCCGGGTTCGTCCAGCTTTCGACCTTGTAATCCGCTTTGGGGGGTCGGCATATCGCCTGCTTGGCTGCTGCCCCTGCGAAGTATCCCGAGTTCATCTTGTTGGCATACTGGAGGGCAACGCCAGCACTGTAGAAGGCTTCGTTTCGAGTGATGCGAAGCACAGGGCGAGCACGATCCCGCATGATGCCATCAACAGGACGGCCGAGAATGTTGACAATGAACTTGCCGGTTTGAACGTCCTTCTCTGCTGCTTCCTGATAGAGTTCAAAGTCCCAAGAGATAACTGGCGGACGATCAAGGGGATGGAGCGTTGTGTTCTCGTCTTGCTGCGATTCTGGGTTCTCGATGTTGACGACGATATCCCACTTGTTGGGAGCATCGTCTGTGCGACTGATGTTGACCTCTTGCACCTGATGAAGTGCATCAATCAAATATCCAGGAGTGAGCGTTGGATCGGCTACTAAGAGAGCAGCGCGAACAGTTTCCTCATTGGCTGAGAAGTCTGAAGAATCATCAATACCATCGAGATAGTAGGTAAGCTTCACCTTCTTAATCGAGTTGCTGGATTCGCGGCGTCGTTTGAAGTTGATTGTTACGCTCATACCGTCGCCACCTTGAGCGTAAAGCCCGTCTTAATGGCCGCTGTCTGAGCGACGATGGCTGATGTCTGCTTCTTCGTTTCGGTGAGCTGTTCTTTCTGGGCTTTAACCATTGGATTAGATGAGCCGATGGAACGATTAAGAGCAGACTGAGCCGCTTCCGAACCACGCTGCAAGGCACTGGCACCCGATTGAATCGAACTTCCGCCGCTCTTGCCATCACCTCCACCGAACCCGTCGAACAGTCCACCGTTTGCGTCTGGCGTTTGGATGTTGGCCGCTTGCCCAATCTGGTTGGTCGTTTCCTTCTGTTGCTCTTCGAGTGCTTTGATCTTCTCGTCAAGGAACCCGGACAAGCCTTGGTTGTAGCGGTTGCTCACGTCTTGGAACTGACCTTGCAAGGCACTCTCTAGCGGTCCCATCTGTCGGGCTGCGATGGCCGGCAATGCCTCAGTCGTGGCCTTGAATCCATCGAGCAATGGCATCCATGTGAACTCGAAAGCTTTGGTTCCACCTGATGCGATGAATGCCCAAATTTCCCTGAACACGTTCGTTATGTTCGTCCCTAGATTCGTGAATATCGTTTTCGTTCCATTGAAGAGATCCACGAATAGATTCGTCCAGTTACGTCCGAACCAAGCGAGATACGCAGGCAATGCGACTGTGAACCAGTGCTGAACGATCGCACCGAAACGGACGATTTGTAGGGCGCTGCCGATGGCCGCTAACTCAAGAGTCGCCTGCCAGTTCTTAACGGCGTATTCGATCGTCCAAAATGCTTTCGATACCGTCATCATGATCGATGAGAACGAACCGCCAAAGATAGAAGCAAACGTTCCTGATACCCAAGTCACCACCGCCATAAGTGGGTCGATTATGAGGCTGTAAATCGTCGTCATGACACTGGAGACAATGGCATAGACCGAAGTGAATACGGTGTTGAATGTTGTTTGGATCGTTGGCAGGTTGGCAGAGATAAAACCGGCCACCATTGATACGCCGGCCATGATCGGCTTAACGAATCCGTTGACCATCCCAACGACAACCGGCACCAGCGTATTTCGTGCGGTGTCGAACCCGCTGATCAGTGCCGCAATGCCACCCTTGACGTTGATGGAATCCATGATTCCGCCCATCAAGTCACGGAAGAAAAGGGTAACGTTATCCTTGAGGGTCGAAAGCAATCCGCCAATCGACCGGCTTTGCTTTTCCATGACGCCCGCGAAACGTCCCATTCCCTTTTGGAATGCTTCAAAGGCTGCGGCCGGATCTGTCTGGCCAAGTCTCTCAAGATCCTTTTCGAGTTCCGGGGTGATGAGTCCCATTTCTCGTAGTCGTGCTGTTGCCTCTCCGATAGGCTTTCCGGCCTTGAGTCCCGCATAGAGACGACCGACCCACATTGAAACGCCTGCGAGGTCTTGACCTGCTCCAGCGGCCATGTCGCCAACCATCTGCATCATCTTTCCAGATGCCAGGGCACTGCCGCCGAACGTTTGCAAGAGTCGATTCGCTTCGATGATGTCAGGGAACTGGAATGGCGTCTTGGCGCTGAACTGAGATAGTTCCTCGATCCGCTTCGTTGCCGCTTGTGCTGATCCTAGAAGCGTCTCGAATTGCAGTTGTGCCTTCTCGGTGTTGATGGCCGCACTGATGCCGATCGCCGCACCCTTGGCCGCAATCGCAATGCCGCCAAGAGCCGCGCCGAACCCTGCGAGCAATCCAAGTGAAGGGGAAATGATGCCAGGAAGTAGCGACCACTTCGAGAAACCCGAGCTTGCATTCTTCACAGACTTGCCGAGTGCGTCCGCATCCCCGGCCGACTTCCGAAACGCCATCCCAAGCGTGAGAACGCTTCCGACTGTCTTGGCCGCTCTGCCAGCAACTTGAGCCAACGACATAGCAAAACGAAGGATGGCAGATGTCGCCATGGTCATCGTTTTGAAAAGCAAGCGAATAGACAACTCAAGGGTCTTGATGACCCCAACTACCGCAGCACGAGCGGCGAGAACGCCAAGAGCCTGTGCGGTCTTTAAGGCACCCTTAGCCATGAGCGTGAATGCTTCGGTGACTGACTTATTGCCGAAGGCCCACATAGCCTTTACAGCACCAGCAGAGGCACCAGCAACGAGCCCAAAAGCGGCCGCTATTTTGGTCAAGATCGTGAGTGTGTACGAATTCCCCAAGTTCTTCATTTGGGCCGCTAAGACAACCAGATTCTCCCCGAGGATTCTGGCCGCTGGGTTGTTCGCTGTTTGCTGTAACGCCATCCCGAGAGCCACAATCGCTGGGATGAGGAACTTAGTGAGCATGAATTGCAGAATGCGCATGGGTGGCTGGAGCCCGAACACGACTCGATTGATTTTGTCGGCTAGGCTGACCAGTAAACCCGGCCCGCGAAGAACGGCGAGAGCGTTCCACGACTCAATCGAGGCTCGCACGTTGTAGTTGACGAGGCTGAAGAACGACAGTCCTGAAGCAAGCTTTGAGATCGGTGCTTCGAGTCCGAGGATCGACGCCCGAGAACGACTGATAGCCGCGTTCATCAGGTTGACCGGCATGACGGCCGAGCCCATTGACTTTTGGAACGCCATCAGCGAGCCGGATTGCTGTTTCATCGCCGCTGCGGCTGCGAGCGATTGTTGGGCTGAATCCCTGAGTGGGCCTGTAATCTTCACCAGACTGTTTTGAAATGCCCCGAGCTGTGTTTCGAGGTTATCGATAACACGCTGGAATGCTGTTGCCGCTGTGACTGCGTTGGCAAACTGGGTTTCTTGGCCTCGCCCAGTGGGAGCGCGGAAGAGATCTCCTTGGCCCTTCGACATATTGTCAAGGACGTTGCCAAGCTTCGCGATATCACCCATCGATTGATTGACGAGCGACGAGACGGCCTTCATCTGTGATCGGAGAGCATTCGAGGACATGGACAGGAGGATTTCAAGTTTGGCGAGAGCCATCGTTATCCTCCCACTTGATTTTCGGGTTCTGTGAAACTGCCGCCCACTGATCGAACGACGCTTTCAGTTCAGCGGCCGTCATTTCCTTCCTGCCGATCTTGCTCGAACGTCTCTTCATCAGGAAGTCAGTCGCCTTGCTCGGCTTGCCCTTGGTCTTGTTGACGTTCACGATCACAGAACGAGTCCATGCGTGATTCGCGTCTTCAAATCCCTCCCCCCACGGTTCGAGAGAGTAGGCCATCACCCATTCGATCAACTCATCCCAGCCAAGACGCTGTTCGAGTTCGGCAACTGGGCAATGGAACACCGTGCGAGCCAGAAAGAACAGGAAGAGTCTTAGAGGCTCGCCGGCGAGTTTTTTTCCGTGTCCTTAGCGTCGTTCTCACCAAGCTTTGAGTGCTTGAAGATCGCATTAGCAATCTCGTCAGCAACAGCCGAGTCGATGCCCGCAATCTCTGCTTTGTCTGCGATCTTGTTGGGGTCGAAAAGCTGGTTGCCGTTCTGATCACAGAGAGACGTGGCAATCAGCCACTGGAAGAAGTCCGCATCTTCCGCGATGGCCTTTTGCAAGTCTCCGTTCGCGCCCATCTTGAGCAGCTTGTTCCGCTCCTTGAGAGTGATCGAACGAAGGTACACGTCTTCGCCAAGCGACTCGATGTGGTAGGCATCGACTCGCGTTTTGGCCTTCTGGGTGAACGTTGAACGGTCCATGAATTTCCTTAGCTGATAACGATGGCACCGAGCAATTGAATGCTCGTGTTGGCCGTGATGGCGTCGTCTACCGGCGTCTCCGCAGACACCGAAGCGATAGCACCGGGAAACGTGTAACGAGAAGCGTCGGGCAACTCGACCTGGAAGTAATACTTGACGCCGACATTCGCCAACGCCCACTGGTAGTCGGCACGGACGTAGTTCATTTCCACGTCCATCGTGCCTGGGTCAGTGAGTCCCGAGATACGCTCGATGGTTCGGTTGGGCGAAGACATGTGCGTAACTTCAATGAAGTTCGCCTCAGGGGATGGCGGTGGAGCCGTCTTGATTTCGGCAAACTGAGTGAATGGGCCGCTCGACGTGGCGGCGTAGCCAAACTTTGTTCCGTAACCGAGGAGGGCTACTGTTGCTGCCATGCGAACGACTCCTTAAAGCGAAACCGCTATGACCTTGAACGTGATCGAAACTTGGAAGAACAAGTCTTCAGAAGCTTCGTTCCTTCGCTCCACCGCATCCGATCGGTTGAGCCCGAATATCCCTTGGACGATCACACCAGCAATCGTTCCCTTGAATCCATGGAGAGCATCCACCACCGCATCTGCGATCTTGGTTGCCTGCTCTCCCTCGTCTTTGCCTGTTGACTGACACTCGATGGTCACTTGAACTCTGTCGAGTCCGTCAGGGCCATCGTGGGTCATCCCAAACGTCTGGCCCGATTGCCGAATAACGACTCTCGGGAACTGGCTCTTCTGGAATGCCCTGCGAACATAAACTCGATTGCCCACAAGCGAAGAAATCGCGGGAGTTGATCTCATCCATTGGGCAAGCAGTTCAAGCATTAGGCGAGGACCAGTCCTGTGTTCACGATCTGGATCTGAAGGTTCGCGGTAGTCAACGCGTACCCGAGCCAGCTAGCAATGTTCGTGCTCGTGAGGTCAGCATGAGGAGCAACGCCACCCGCTGCGGCCGCACTGAGTGCGTACCACTTGCCAGCGACGAGCGTTCCACCCGCTTTGATCACAGCTCCAGAATCGAGGTAAGCGAAGGTCTGACCGCTCGCACAGCTATTGAGAGCAATGCCGACGACGGTTGCTGTTCCCGCCGCGTTTGCTTGTGCGGGGGATAGCGTTCCGTTGGTGTCGGTGTAGACGGCTTGGCCGGCCGTGATGGCTGCCCCAGCTTTGCCCGTCTTGGCCGTGCCGCTGACAATCTGAACGTTGTTCGCTGTGATTGAAACGTCTGCCATTAGTGAATCCCTTCCAACTTGTTCGCAATCCGCTTCGCACTCGGCTCTAACCGTTGAGCCGCCTGTTCCGCTGCCGGCTTCATGAACTCGTCTGCCGGATGATCATTGGTCCCGTACTCGACAAAACGGGCGTACTCTTCGCCCGTTTGAACCGCATAACTCACGCTTCGAGCACTTCGCCGGCCGTCGACTGTTACACTGTCTGCCAAGTCGCCCGTATCAACCGGAGCCAAGTTCGCGGCCGTCGTCTGAATCTCGCTCGCGATGCTTTCGATTTCGCTTGCACCAGCGTTCAATGCCACGGTGGGAATGCGGCGAAGGTTCTTCATCAGTCGGGGTAGTCCCTTGATGACGATTCCCTTAGCCACTTGTCACCTCGATGCAGCGAAGAAGAAGCATCCTGTTTCGCAGATGCGATATGTCGATCACCGAGCCTATTTCGAGGGTTCGCTTTGTGCCGAATCGGTCTTTGAATCCAAAGAACCATCCCTGTTCGACCGGCTGCGATGTTCCGCGAATAGTCACCTCGTGAGTCGTGTTCGGCGATACACTCGAACCCTGCCACTCTTCATTGCCTGTCACAGGTTTCACTTCTGCCCAAGCATCGGCCACCCACTCATCAACGAGCGAATGACCTTGTTCGTTTGACTGCTCCACCCTTCGAAAGAGTGAGCCTTTTGTTTGAAGCTTCTCGGCCGGCATGTCAGGCCACCGCCAGCAACCGAAACCGTGGAGCCATCGCGCCAATCACGCGACTTACCATCGATGGGTCGGTTACTGCTCCCATGTTGTCGTAGATGTTGACTGCAACCGTTCGGACGGCGTTTCGAAGAGCTTCGGGCACATCAGCCGCAGTAGCACCGTAACCAGCCACATACGTCACCTTGACCACACCGGGACCACGCTTGACGGGGACGGATGCTGCATCGTCTTCACGAAACAGGCTCCCCTTCGCGAGTGATCCGACTGTTGCTTGAACCCGATAGAGGCTCGGGGCAATCGTTACGGTTGTGCCATCGTCGTTAGAGACATAAGTCACACTCGTAACGCTCGATAAAGGAGGCCGGTCAAGGAAGAGTTCTTCTTTCCCAACCGGCCATGGTAGGTCATCGATGTAGTCGAGAGATTGAACGAGCGTTTGATTCATCAATGCTCTGTTTGTTGCACCCTCAACTAGATCAGTGGCCGTCTTGATGCAGCTCGTAAAGATGTCGTTTTCATCATCGTGAGTAACACGGGCCCACGCCTTCACCTCGCTTAACGAGACGGGGAACTCAGCCGGTGGCGTCAGGACTACGAGCGAGCCCAATCGTTAGCCTCCCAGCGACCAGAACAGAGTGATCGTTCCATTGACGGTCAACGTGTCACTGGCCGAAGAACCTGCATCAGGAATCGCTACGTTGAGGTAGGCATCAAGCGGCGTTACGGTCCCGTCGAACGGAGCCGGAACGATTGACGCTGTATTCACCAAGACACCAGCACCGCCAACCAGCGTTCCCGCCGTGCTGGCGATGATGTTGGCTTCAGTGGTCGTCAACGTGGCGTTATCGGTTGCAGTCGTTGCCGACCCCACCGAACCAACGACCGCCGCCGTATCAGCAAGCCCACCCGCTCCCGCAAGAGTGGTGAGATTCATCAACGCGCCGTGAATCAGAACGTGACCGGCCGGGAAGTCATAGACCTTGAGAGATCCATGAGCGCCCGAGGTCGTGGCGTCCGTAATGGTCAGCGAAACGCTGTAGAGCGTTAAGACTGTCCGGTGGATCGTCCCGCCGTTGCCGTACTCGACTGCCGTAACGCCAGTGCCGTTAGGGGCACCAACGCTATCGGTGGTCATTGATCGGCCTGTGCCGCTTTCGCAGTAGTTTGCTACCGAGCGATCACCAGCCATTTACTTCCCCTTTTTGCTCGGCTTGTCTTCTTTGGGCATCTCTTCCACCACAGGGGCAGGAAGAACTTCCTCATCGAGAGCGACCGCATAGCCGCCCTTGATGAGTTGGCTGGCCTGTGCCGGGGGGAAGTCAACGACCGCCCCCTTTGGATGAGATCCGGCAGCACTGGCCATCGTTGAAAGGAGTTCAACTCGCATTAAGCAGTTCCCTCAATCGCTCCAGAGTGCTGCTCCGAGCCGCCCACCGTCGAATCGGCCGTGATTGGCTGATTGCGAGTGCCATAAACGACTGCGGTGATGCCATCGAGAACCGCGTTCTGGGTCGCGCGGCTGACGATAACTTTCACGTAGCGTTTGGTCGGCTTGTAATGATCAACAACAAAGATCTTGTTGCTGGCCGTATCGGGAACAGTCAGCGAGGTTCCGACGATATCGCTGAAACCGTCCGCGACACCGTTGTCATCGGACTGCTGAAGCTTGATCGAGGTAACGGCCGATCCGGTGATGGTCCCGAACGCCACGAGGAACATAACGCCTTCAGCGTTAGCCAAGTCGATCGAGCCAGATGGCGTGATCGTGGACGTTCCCGCAGCGACCGCGTTTGAATGGCGAATAACCTTTGCCGAGTTACTCAGTTGAGGCACAGGGGAACTCCTTAGCTAGCGAGGGTGACTCGTGCGAACGCTTCCTCAAGGATCGGCATCGCGTCGACCTTGCGGCGATAGATGTAAGCGACCTGATTCGTTTCGGCGTACTTCTCCACCAGCCGTTGCATGTCCATAAACAGGGCATCGACGATCATGTAGTAGTTGAAGTCACCAAGGATGCCGACGTACTGGCCGGCAGTGAACGTGCTCGGAATCCATTCGCTTTCGAGGTACGGCAAACCGAGGATTCGATCCGGCTCGCCAGCGATGCGGGAAGGCTGCCAGATGTACTGGCCGTCGCCGTCCTTAATCTTGGCGATGTTCTTCACGGCCGTTCGGTGGAACAGCCAAGTGCATGAAGAACGGTACTTCGGCTTCAGGCTGTACTTCGCTTCGAGCAATCCGTCGAAGGTAAGAGCCGTGGTCGAGTTGCCGGTTGCCACGTCGCGGCCAGTCGAGATGCCATCAGCCGAAGCCGTGAACAACCCGAGCGGACGCTGTGAACCGTTGCCGGTTAGGAACGCTTGTTCCTCAAGTTCTGAGAAGTCGCGAACAATCTCCTCGCCGACAATGGATTCCACATCGAGAACACTGGCCCGCAGCAAGTCGCGAGAAACGATCGCTTCACCCGTGAAGTAGTGCGGGGTCAGCACTCGCTTGCCGAACTGGAGCGACGTGTCGCGGTGGGTGTAGGTGTTGTCGAGTTCCTGACCCCAAGCCGCCGTTGAAAGCTTGGCTTTGCGGGTTCGGATTCCGGTGCTCTGAGCGGTGGTCGTCATCTTCCGGGCAAGCCGGCGAATGAACACCTCGTCATCAGCCGTCTTGAGCAGACCGCCCAAGAACTCTTCGGGAGTGGTCAAGTAACCGCCCGAAGCGTCAACGTCCGTTTGGAGATCGGCATAGAGCCGGCCTTGTCCATCGGTGCCGTTGAACAGCCACGAATTGAACGCGGCTCGCATCTCAGGCTTGTGGCGGTTGAACGAAGCAGAGCCTTCGGGGAAAACGAAGTCCTTCCCACGAAGCTTGATCGAATACTCTTTCGACTTGGCCGAAGAGTTGCCAGAAGGCTGTTCGGTCTGGGTGCGACGTGCGCGGGGTTCATCGAGATCGGAAATGGCTGCCGCCAAGCGATCGGCGTTTCGGCTCTTCCGCTCTTCGGTGGCAATCTGTGACTTGAGGTCTTGCGAGGCATCGAGAAGCTTCTCGAACTGCTCGTTTTCTTCGGCAGTCAGTTCGCGATTCTCGGCCTTGGCAACATCGTTGATCTTGCGTGCGTCATTGACGAGCTTCGCGCTCTCTTCACGCATTTCTTGAAGGGAGGCCATCGTTCGGAGTCTCCTGGGATATGCCAGGGACCCAACGAAAAGAGGCAATGGGTCACTGGCAAAGCTTGTGGATTGCTTTGCGAGTGCTCCACGCCTCCGATGGGATTCGTGTGCGGCACTGTTCGGTCGCGATTGCTGCTCGGACTATGGCCCGAAGAGTTTTCGCCCGCTTGTCATGTCAGAAGAATAACAACTGCAATTAGATATTCAATCGCTCTTAGGTGAATCGTGTATATACACACTCTCATCTAGTGCTTGCTCAATCGCTTCTCTGATGATCTGAGACCAGTTGCGCGGGTTCTCCTTCATCCGTTGACGGAGTTCCCGCGACACCCGGCAAATGATCTTATTCGTTAGCTTCATAACACCTCTGCGAGTCTCAACGCCCGCTCGTTGGCCAGCGACTTGATCGACCGTCGCTGTAGCCCGCTAATCACTTCATCGAGCGTTGCGATCCGGTCCGCTAGTCGTTCCTTGACCGCTTCACCCGCCAAGAGCATCCGGCCTTGGCCGAATCCGTTTCGCACTGTCTCGGTTCGGACGTTCCGCCCCTTGGCGACAGCATCGACGAACTGGGTGTAGTAGGCATCGACCACATCCTGCATTCGCTGCTTGGCTTCATCTTCCAACGGTCCGTACTCGTTCCCTTCGACCTTGTACCGTCCGGCAGAAATCATGGTCGTCTTCACGCCAATACGTTCTTCCAACTTCGAAACATCGACGTGGTAGGTATAGACGCCAATGGAGCCGACCTGTGCGGACGGGGAGGCGACAACCTCGGTTGCTTGTGCTCCAAGGAAGTAAGCGGCCGATGCCATCCAACCGTTTGAGACAGCGACGATCGTCTTTTGCTTCGAGGCTGCCCGGAGCTTATCCGCCGCCTCAGTCGCACCCATCGCCGAACCGCCAGGGGATTCGAAGTCCAAGACGATGGCCTTAATTCCTGGGTCGCTCACGAGGGCATCGACGGTGCGAGTAATCCACTCGTAAGAGACGTAGCCATACTCTTGGGTCAAATACCCTTCGCGGTTCGTGAGTGGACCACGGATCGAGATGACGGCCACGGCTCCGCCCCCAGAGATAGCGGACTTGGCCGCTTGGGGGATGCCTGCGGACTGTTCGAGTTGGAAACCGGCCATCCACTCGGGACGGATGGCGAGCGGTTCGTTAAGCCAGCTTTGCAATTCGTGATTCATCGTTTACTCCAAAGAATTCGGCCGCTTCATCGGCTGCCCGGTTCGTCCATCCATCCACGATTGATTCAACGGCTGCCGCGAACTCGCTGGCCGGCTTGTCTAGTGCCGCGTCGAGGTCGTTCCGGCTTCGAAGGCAATGCTGTTCGGCAATAGCTTCCGCTAGTTCACCAGCCCCTTGTTCGCAGTCCGAGACGAGTACCCAACCACGGCAAGCGACCTTGACTGCATCCCTTACAGTGGCGTTGTGCTTCTCGAAGAACTCAGCCAGCCACGCCGGGAACTCTTTTGGCTTTGTCATCTTGGCCTTAGCCGCTGCCGACTCCTTACGGATCATCCGTTCGAGGTCTTGGGCTAGGACGGCTTGAAGGGCTTTGCCGGCGTTGTTCTTTCCTGGGGGGTTGTCGATTGGCTCTTCCGTCATTCCGTTACCGGCCTTGGCGGTAGCGAACTCGTCCACCTTATCGATGGGGATGAGGTTCATCGGCACAAAGTGCTTATCGCCGTCAGTTCCGATGGACGGCAAATCTTCCTTGCCTCGGATCTCATTGATGTTGATGGCACCGATGTTGAACATCTCTCGATAGAACGTGCTTCGCGCGGCTGTGTCGCCTCGGAGCAAAGCATCGGCGTTGTGCTTGGTGTAATACCTCGACTTCTCTTCCGTTGTGAAGAGCTTCCGGTTCGCTTCCTGCTCCCATCGCTTGAACCATGGTTGAAGCGTGTCGGTGACGTGCTCCAGCCCCTGATGCTCGATGTTGTTGTTTGTGCTTCTGAGTAGATGCTGAATCTTGTGCGGCGCGATGCGGAACCATCGGCATACTTCCTCAACGGTGAATTGCCGAGTAGTCAGAGCTTCCGCGTCTTTGGGAGATATTGAGTACGTTTGAAGCTTCCAGCCGGGGAGCATGAATCCAATCGTGCCCGCTTTGCCTGCTCCCTTGTAACGATCCTCCCAGTCCTTTCGGAGCGTCTTCAGTGACTCAGGGTCAACATCTCCCAAGCTTTCAGGCAATTCAATTGCCGCGTTCGGTGCTGCGGAGTTGCCGTAGAATGCCGATCCGTACTTCTGTTGCGCGAGTCCGAGCCCAAATGACTCTTGACCGCATTCGACCACCGAAATACCGACGTAGGGATTCTTCCCGAGTCCCTTCAAATGGAAGATATCGTAAGGGTCAAAGTCTTCTGTTCTGCCGTTGGAGCTGGTGACGGTGTAATACAGCCGCCCCTTCTCATCGAGCTTCGCAACCACGCACCAAGGATTCAAGTGGAACAGTTCAACCGCTTGGCCGCGTCCGTTCCTGGATATCTCAGCAAACGCATTACCCACAGAGGCGGCGTCGGCCGTCATCGACTCACGAAACGACATAGCCCCAACGTCGTAGCTAGACTCGATATCAAGAATTCGATTCGATGGATGATCATAAGCTTTTTCCCGATTGTCACCGTAGAGGTACGTTTGGAACGGGAGCTTAGCCACGTCCTCGCTGATAACACGAATGCAAGCGAAGTACGCCGCCAGTCCTAAGCAAGAGTCTCGATCGACTGTCTCTCCCGACGCTGACTCTTTCCCAAGTCCAAGGAACTCTCGGAGCCGTCCGTCGCTGACCTTGTAGCCCATCAGCACTCGTGCTGCGAGGGAGAAACGCGAAAGCCATCCGTGGTTCACTTAAGAAACCCTCCCCCGTATTCGGATAACACCTGTGCCAGCGGCTTCCGCTTCCGCTTAAATGGCTCGATCATCGCGCGATACATCGCCGTTGTCGTCGCAGTCAAGGCATCCACCCGGCCGCGACTCTTCGTCTTCACAATCATGATTTGGCCTTGTTGGTTCACGTTGATGGCGGCGTTGTTCGCGCAGTACGTGAGTACCGGGTTGTTCGGATGAATCAGCCGACCGCTCACCACTTGAGCGAACAACTCTTGATTCGCTGCCGATAGCCTGTGGGCCTGCGGAACAATCTCGACCATCTCTTCACCGAACTCGTCTTCGATAGCTTTGGCAATCCGGCCAGCCCGCCAAGGATCGAAACAGACTCGCTTGACCTTGTAGCGACCGATGAGCCAGCGGATATGGCTTTCCACCATCGCATCATCAATGGCCGGTTCATCAACTAGGGTTAGATATCCTTGTTTGGCCCAACGGCTGTAATCGGCGTTGTCCTGCTTCTCTCGCTGCAAGAGTCGATAGTTCGGCGTCCAGCAATGAACATCGACGTAAGCACCCCACCGGGCAATCTCGGGGGAGTCAATCTCTCGCCGTCGTTCGGTTTGCTTCTCATCCACCATCGCCAGAATTTCGGGGACTTCATCGAGAGCGAAGGGGAACACCTGGGAGACGGCGCAAAGGTCAGTCGTTGCCGACATGTCCACGCCAACAATGCAATCTCTTCCTTCGAGAGGGAATGGAGGTTCGTTGCGTCCGCAAGCTTTCCACCTGTCCATCGGTAGCCACTTGATGGCCTGTTGCGTCCACTGGTTGAGGTAGAGTTGGCGGAACGTGTTTTCATAACTCGGGTCTTCGACGGCCTTGATGCACTCCTCTTGAAGGAAGTCGATTTGGACCATGTTCCCGCCCTTGAGAGCTGGGTTCGCCTTGTGCCAGACCTTCTCATCTCGCCAGTCGTCATCTGCGGAAGTCTCGAAGATGATCGGCAGTAGATAGGGGTCTATCTCGATGTCGGCCGCTACTCGCTTGGCGTAGCTATATTCCTTCCAGCAAATCGAGTTCTCGTCAAAGACACCGGCCGTCGTGATGATCACCGACAGGGAGTTCTTCCGAGCGCCACGCGAAGTCATGAGCACGTCGAGGAGTTCACGGTTCTCGTGCGCGTGCAGCTCGTCAATCAGGATGCCGTGTGCATTGAGCCCGTGTTTCGTGTTGGCTTTGCCTGAGAGGACGTAAGCGGCTGACTTCATGGGCTTGAAGGTGACGGAGTCTCTGAACACTTCGGAGACGCGCGAGAGCCGTTCGTCTTGCTCGATGAATCCAACGAACGGTTCGTAGATCATGCGGCCCTGGTCTTTGTCCGCTGCTGCCGCGTAAACCTTCGCCTTGTGAACTCCATCAGCGAACAATAGCAACGCCATGATGGCGGCTACAAAGTGACTCTTTCCGTTCTTCCGAGCTACGATCATGAAGCACTTTCTGTAACGTCGTCTGCCGTCTTCTCTCTTCCATCCGAACAACTCTTCGACAATCCAGCGTTGCCACGGTTCGAGAATGAATCGCTGCCCGGCCATCTCATCAACATCGTGCCGGCAGAAGTTCTGGATGAACCCTACCGCTCGATCGGCCGCGTCTTGGTCCCAATAAAACGTCACCCCACGAAGCGTAACGGTCGCTGTTCTCGATCGGCACAACTCCTCAAAGTCGGCATCCCAAAGATGAGACAGGATTTCGTAGGGCTTCGCTGCCGCTACCACTTACCCCGTTCCCTTCTTCTGCATTACGTCCTTGAGTTCAGCCATTGGATCGGCGTTCTTCTTTCCTCCTGCAATCATCCCCGCACGTCCGCTCGGGGTGAGTCCGTACTGAGCAAACCATTCCTTGATTTGCTTCTTTGCGGCGTTCTTAACTGTGAGCCATGCCGAAACCTGCGTGTAGCCTTTGTCAGTGGTCGTGACCCTCGCTGACGGGTCTTGCTTCATCATCTTCGCGGTCAACAGGAACTCGCCCCAAGACTCCGCAACGACGATCAGACCGGGAATGTCAGCAACGGTGAGAACTTCCATGTCCAAAAGAATACGGCCGGTCTGCTCATAGAACTCTGTCGCGTCTTCATCGAGCCAGTCTGGGCAAGGTGGCAACTCTTGAACAACATCTGGAGTCGGCTCGAATTCATTCAATGGGCGATGACTCGGATTCCCTTCAAAGATCCGCATCGCGTTGTTCTTCTTCTTTGGTCCCGGCTTACTCATTTCTTTTCGTTTCCGAATGCTCCGTCGTAGATCGCTGTTTTTCTGGAGTGGCAACTGTGGCAAAGGGCTTGAAGGTTCCAGGGGTCAAGGTCAGCCCCGCCTCGTGATCGTGGTGTAATGTGGTCAACGTGAGTGCTGGGATTTCGCCGGCAGTCCTCACAGAGAGGGCGAGCCTTGATGATCTTCTCTCGACAGTTGATCCATGCTGAAGAAACGTAGAACGGATCTCGCTCTCGCTTCTTTGGCGGCCGCTTCTTTGTGCTCGGGACAAACCGAAACCTTGCGTGAGTTTCGCAATATCCTGAATCATGTTTCGTTACCTCCGAGCACGTCGCGTGTCTACACTTGCGATTGAACCGCCCCATTTAGTGACCAGCCATAATCACACCGAATGGCGTTCCTCCGTATGTCGTGCAATTCCAACGGAACCACATGTTGCCGCGATTGTTCACGACATCACAAACAGCAGACGAGTACGCAAGAGAACTACCCGATATCACGAAGTCATCGAAGTTCTCATTGTCCGGCGAATACTCCAGCTTGATCGTTGAACCTTCTGGGCCAGGAAGGTAAACGCTGAACGGACCAGACATCTCACAAGAGTCTGTCACCCCAGTCGCCGAAATAACGCTGACCATCTTTCCGCTTGCCGTTGACATTCGTTAATCTCCAAGGATCATTGATCCGACCATTGAACCTGCGATTGAGCCCGTTGCCGAATTAGTGCTAATCAAACCGAAAGCACCAATGCCAGGAGTTGATTTGCGTCTCCACTTGAAGTCGTATTCAGGTGCGCCCATCGTCCCGAGTGTTGATCCAAATGGATTCCATGATCCGCCATCATCCAAAGGAGATGAGTCACCCATGATCCGCTCAATGCCTGTCTCAGCATAACTGAGCGTCGGTACCTCGACGTTGGCCGTCTCCAGGTTGATTAAGTTTGCCGCTTGATCGAAACCGCTCGCACGGCGGTTGGAGTCACCCGTCGAGATATTGGCCATCAAACAGCCGTAGGTCGCGATGTTCCGTAGATAGGTCGATGAGTTGATGGGGCAATCAGCCAGCGAGAACCCGCCAGCGCCCATGCAGACCTTGAATCCCTTGCCGGTGTATCCGGCCGAGACATTCTCGCGATTGACGATGAGGCAATTGCCCATCGGATAACCGAATGTGCCGCCGAACTGGTTTCTGGTAATACCGAAATACCCGTCAACGTTTCCGCCTGTGATGTGGAACTCGCAGTTGAGGAACCGTGGGTAAACAGTCGATGCTGAACCCTGATTGAAGAGGCAGAGTCCGAGGTTGTTTTCGACTGTTACCGTGGACTGGTAATCGACCTCGAAAACACAATTCAGGAAGATCGAGTTAGTGACCGCACCCCAGATGTAGATTGGCGTGGTCCACTGAACGTCGTAGTGGAAATGGCAGTTGATGAACATCGTTCGACTTCGGCCGGTGAACGTTCCAAAACCCGTATCCATCTTGGAACGTGAAGAACGGAAGCCGACAACGAACACCCGATAAGTAGTCGGGTCAGTTTGTGTCCCTGCTAGGAATGGGGTTTCAGACCGTAGAGAGTCAGAGAAAACAAAGCCTTCCCGAGCAACAGTGACTCGTGGAATCCATCGCCGTAGATCGGTGATGTAGCTTCCCTCGTTGTAGTAAAGGTTGACTTCTTCGTATCCCGCACCCGTACCGCCTGAATGAGCATAGAAACAACCTACACGGTCGATCTTGCCGGCTAATGTTGTTGTGTTGGCCGCGTAGCGTGAAGTGATTCCGCTATTGGCAGGGAGTAGGCCGAAGCGAAGTTCCAGACCCTCGGTGATGTATTCGCCTTTCCCTTTGCCTGAATAGCAAACGTCGTGATTGGCACCACCTGCCGGCGAGCAGTAACCGACCGCACAGTTCTTCTTGTAGAAGACGCCACCAAAGCTGTTTGTGGTGTCGGTAGATTCCATCGACAAAGCGTGTCGGCCGCAGTAGTAGCTCTCACAGTCCTCGATGTACGCGACATCTTCCGCACCACCACCAAAGCGAATACCCGAGCCGTTCTGAAGGCTTTCAGACTGACAGCCGTAACCTTCAGTGATCCATCCCCAGATGTAAGTCTTGTCCGCCCCCTCACCGATTCTGATGCCGTCGTAGTTGGCTGAGTCAGTACCAACGTAAGGAGTCGCTTCGAGACAAGTGGTGGATGATACGGCGTCGAGTGTTCCAAATGTCTGGAGAAGCCCACCATTGATCGAAACAACGCCGCCAGCCGATGGTGTGTAGAAAGAATAGTCGGTTGTCTCGTTGAGAGCGTAAGCTGCATCGTCATTGAGAGCCCCGGCCGCGATTGCTGCACCACTAACATAGGTCCAAGGATTCCAGGGAGAGGAATACTCTTGCAGAATCCCAAGTGCTGTTGCTGATCTGTCAAAGCGAATCCAACCGATACGAGTTGCACTCGCTGGATTAAGAACGGTAGCCGATGCCGTCAGCGAAATGGTTCTTCGCTTGACCGCTCCACCTGGAGTGGTGATTGCAAATCCATTGAGCCATTGAATCGTGAAGTTAGACAAAATGAACTTGTCTGATTGAGTATTCGCCCCAACAACAGGTGGCCCGTACAGACCGAACTCAAGCCCCGCCGAACGGAGCACAAGGCATCCGCCGTTCGTCGTCGTGCTGTCTCGAACCATCGTCCCACGCTTGGCATAGAACCCTGTGTTCGTCACTCGGCTTGACCACGTATTCGAGCCAACACCAGCGGTTCCGTTGATGGCCGCGCGAACGTTGGCCATCGTCGCCCACGGTGCCGCAAGCGTTCCGGCGTTGCTGTCGCTTCCCGTGTCTGGGTCGATGAAATACTTCGTGGTCCGATTGAAGACGCAATAGTCTCGCCTGATCTTTTTGTACTTCTGCATGTAGCGAGCAAACGCCATCGTGTTGGCCGGTGGAATCGGGCCGCAGATAGCCAAGTACGTGTTCGTTACAGGCATTCCGTTACCTCACTCAATTGACTACAGCAGTTCGACGCAACTGGTAAACGGGTATCTCTCGGACCTTTCGCCATCCTCGGAACGGTACAAACCAACGCTCTAAACGCACTTCGTTCAGTGCTCGCAGCTCACTCATGGACCAGTCAGAATCGATCAGATCATAGAGCATCAATTCACATTCGACAGCCTTGGTAGCCATCACGAAAAGGAATGTCACACCGGACGAATACTCGCCCATGATGCGCCAGTCCTTCAGGTCAACTGTTTGACGCTCGATGTCTGCCATCAGTTCTTCCTACACCGAAACCACTCGTGCCAAACCCGTTCCGCTTCATCCTTCGAGTAACACGCTGGAGGCTCTGTCTTCGTCGGATGTTCCGCATGGAATCGGCCGTACTGGTATTTCACGTACCACTCGCTGTCACAGTCCCACATCAAGAGCAGCGTCCACAGGTGATGGCATTGCTCCTTGATTTGGGTCATGGTCGCACCACCGTCTCAATCAACCCGTCCCGAACCTTCACATCATCAATCATCGCCC